CGACGCGTGATCCAGCCGTACGTAGCCATGCCTACCTCCTTGTCTCAGGCCAGGCGAGATTGCCCAGACCTCATGGCGGTGCTATCATAGCACCGATCCAGGGAGATTCCATGCGCGGACCGATGATCACGCTCATCATGGCGAAGAAGAAGGCCGCGGGGCCTGGCGGCTACTTCGACACGGACGAGGAGCCGGAGGAGATGGAGGCCGAGGACTCCGAGGAGACCGAGGAAGAGGACATGGAGGACGAGGGAGAGGACGAGGAGAAGACCGTCCCGGAAGGCAAGGCCGGCTCCCCTGATGAGCTCCGTGCGATGGCCGAGAAGCTCATGGCGCACGCCGACAAGATGGACAAGGCAGCGCGCGCCAAGAAGTCGATGGGCTTCTGAGATGGCAAAGCCCACGACGGGGCCGGAGGCGGTACGCGAGGAGATGACCCTCGCGGAGAAGCAGGAGAAGGCGCAGCAGATGCTCGACGACATGCCGCTGCCTCCGGTCAAGCCCGAGAACATGACCCGCCTGCGCGCCGCCCTGGAGCACACCTACTCGGGAGGCCGGTACGCGAAGCTCCAGAAGGTGGCCCAGGAAGTCGGCGTCGACCCCGACGACCTGGTGGTCTTCACGACCATCGAGAAGCGGCGGGCCGAGGACATGGACAACCCTGGGGTGTCCTCTGCCAAGGCTTCGGGGGAGTTCCAGATCATCCCCGACACGCGCCGCAGGTTCGCCCACATCACCGACCCCGATCCGTACGTGCGGGACGCCAAGATCGCGGCGCACATGTTGAAGGACATCCAGACGCGCCTTGTGCCCTCTCGCAAGTTCCTGGTCGCCGCCTACAACACGGGCGAGGGGACCCTCCGCAAGTGGGCCTCTGGAGAGAAGAAGGAGCTCCCCCAGGAGACCATCAACTACCTGGCCTACGAGCCGGAAGTGGTCAAGATGATCGCTGCGAGGAAGCAAGAGCGCCAGCGCCTGCGCGAGTCGAACGCTGCCCAGTCAGCGGTGACGCCTCCCATCCCAGAGCCTGAGTACGGGTTGGGCGTCGCCGCCAACTACTGGCGAGGCAAGCCCTTCTAGAAGTCGGACTGGGCCGCGCGCCGCATGGAGTCCATGATCTCCTTGTAGCTGCGGGTGTCGGCCTGCTCGGTGGTCGCGGTGCGGTTCGCGCCCATGTTCGCCATCGCCAGGTCCGCGGGAAGCGGCTCAGGCGTGGCGGGAGCGCCGTACTTCGCGCGCACCATCGTCACGGCGTCCTCGGGGTCCGCGCCGCCGGTGCAGAGCACGCAGAACATGTAGAAGGCGTCGTCGTTGTCGTAGACGTCCTTCGCCTCGCTGGTGAGCCAGGTCTCGACGTCCGTCACGGCCGCCTCGACGCGCTGCTCCTCGGCGACACGCTGCTCGTACTGCCACTGCTCGACCTGTTGGCGGTACTGCTCGCGCTCCTGCTCGAGCGTGGAGTACTTGTTCGACCACTCGTCGACCGCCTTGCGGCTGTTCTGGTCGTACTCCTCGCGCAGCGCCTGGAGGGCCGCTTCGTGGGCCGCCTTGATCTGCTCGATCTCCTTCTGCTTGGCGGCGAGAGGGTCCGCGTCGCCCGTCAGCCAGCGCTGGACCTCCAGCTCCTGCTGACGAAGCGTGGCTTCCTTCCGGTCCAGCTCGCGGCGCCGGGACGCCGTCTCCTGGAAAGCCTTGGAGAAGCCACGCTCGAAGTTGCGGTACTTCTGCTCGAACCCACGAACGAGCGTGTTGCGGGTGGGCTCGTCGAGTCGGCTGATCCAGTCAGCCTTCTGGAGGGCGTCGAGCTCGCCGTTCCAGTCGTACACCTGGGGCGCAGCCTCTTCGACGGGGGCCTCTGCGGGCGCCTCGACGGCTGGAAGCTGGGTCTCGGGGGTCTGGTTCTCGTCATTCGTGGGGTCGAACATGGGGCTCCTTGGGGTTGAACTACATCGACATCGGGGGCTCGGGCATCATCGGGGCCTTCATGCCCTCCGACTCGCCCTTCATCTCGTCCTCGCTCCCCGCCGCGGTCTTCTCGAGCTGCATGCGGAGGGCCATGTCCTTCTCGAGCATGGTGGCGAGCTCGGCCGGCGTCTTGCCCGCGAGCTTGTCCATCGACTGGGCGGCATCGTACATCGCCTGCGCCTTCTCCATCGGGATGTCGAGCGCCTCGGCGAGGGGGCCGACGTCCACGGAGCCCTCGGCAGACGAGCCCTCGGGCATCGTGGAGGAGAACTTCTCCTCCTTGGGCAGCGCCGGGCCCTCGCCGACGCCCGCCTTGCCGAGGATGCTGTCGATCTCGGAGACGAGAGGGGCGATGTCCTTCTTGGGGTCGAGGCTCTTGGGAAGCTGTTCAGCGGCCATGATGTTCTCCTAGCACGGATTGAGAGAACCGGGGAGGTATGGAGAGACGGGCGGCCCGGTCCGCTTCGTCAAACTGGGTAGTTGCTGGGGTCCTGCATCAGCTCGAAAGCGACGGGGAGCCCATGCATGATGGTCAACCGCCTCGGTACATACCTGCGCTCGGCCGTTTCGCGGTCCTCGACGACACTGACGTCCTGGTCTGCCAGCTCTTTCACGATGCGGAGGTCGCGAAGGTTGGCCCGAGCGGCCTCCTGGGCCTCCTGGAGGTTGATCCTGGCGCCCGACATGCTGAACCTGGGGGTCCGAATCACTTCACACCTTCTGCCTTGGCCTGCTTCGCGGCCTTCGCGGGGTCCTGGTTGGCCCTGAGCGCCCCGTTCGTGGCCTCCAGGACCTTCCGGTTCATCGCTTCGACGCCCTGACGGAGCAACTTCTCGTCCTGGCCCGCCTTCTTCTTGCGCTCGAAGCTCTTGTGACGCATCTCCTCGATGCGCGCGGTCTTCTGGTTGCGCGTTTCGGGGATGAACTCGACCCTCGAGGTGGGGTGGCGCTGCTTGATCACGTCCATGTTGCGGTCGAAGTCCTCCTTCGTCTCCGCTTTGCCCAGCACACCCATGTCGATGGGGGTGAACGAGCCGTATCCGTGGCCGTAGACCTTCGGCGCCTGGCCGTGGGACCAGTCAACGACGCGCGATCCGGCGCACGAGGGGCAGTTTGGTGGGGTTCCGGCGTACCGGACGTCGCTTTCGACCACCTTGCAGGCGTCGCAGCGCAAGTCGTTGAGAGGCATGGGGCTCCTGGGGGTAGATCAGGTCAGCGGCGAGGGCCCGCCGACGATGGCCGCGCCCGCGGGAGGCGGTCCAGGGGCCATCTGGGCCTGCTGCGCCTCCGCGGGGGTCAACTGCGCGCCCTCGGGCGGCCCGGCAGGGGCCTGGCCGGCCTGCATGGCGAGCTGCGCGAGCATTTCGGGCGGGATCGTGGGGAGCCCAGGGGGTAGACCCGGTCCCGCGGGGGCCGGAGCGCCCTGGGCGGCCGCCATCTGCTGCATCATCGCCTCTTCCTGCGCCTTCAGCTCCTCTTCGGGCACCAGGAGACGGGCCGGCAGGCCGACGCTGTTGATCAGCTCCTCGATCAGCATCCGCTTGTTGATGTTGGGGTCCTGCGCGAGCACCGGGAGGAGCTTCAGCAGCGTCTCCGACATGACCGAGGGGTTCTGACGGATGGGGTTGTAGCTGACCATCTTGAAGACGACCTCGACGTCGGCCAGGTTGGCGACCGAGACCTCTTCCCAGCCCTCGGAGCCCGTCACGCGGACGAGCTTGGCCTTCTTCATGTGCTTCCGCGCCAGGTAGAAGCACTTCTCGGCGACGTCCTCGATGGCCGTGTTGATGTGACCCTCGCGCGTGGCGAGACGGGTCCGCATCTGGGCGTCAATGATGGCCATCTCGGTCGCCGTGCGGGCGCCGGCCACCTGTCCGCGGGCCGCCTCGGCCAGGGCGCTGATGAACGCGGCGTCGGCCTCCTGGCGGTTGACGAAGTTCTCGACGCCCACCGGGACCTGGGGCATCGGCATCTCGTAGAACAGCGTGCCCAGGGAGCGGATGCCCTCCGAGTTGGTCGGGCTGATGGGCACGAACGAGCCCGTCGCCGCCTCGACCGCCTTGTTGAGGTCCTCCTCGGTGATGAGCTCGCTGTTGAACAGGATGCGCGGGATCATCAGGTAGACGATCTGCTTCATGTGCGTGAGCAGGTCGTTCATCGTCTCCTGCTGGTTCAGGACGAGCTGGACCTCGGAGAGACCGTTGCAGTCCACACCCGACTGGTTCAGGCTGAACATCGAGTAGGGCACGAAGGTCAGGGGAGCCTCGAACACCACGGCGTCCGCGCTCGCGACGTAGTGCTGCACGACCCTGTGCTCGACGTCGTAGTACTCCCACACCGTGATCCACTGGAACGCGTCGCGGATGGAGGCGGCGTCGCTGTTCTTGTAGTCGTCGGTGATCCAGCGGGGGTAGCGGTCGGGCTTGATGTCGGCCAGCTTGTCGGTCTTGTACTTGCCCGACTTCACCTTCGCGACGAACTCCTCGAACGGCATCACGACCGCCTCGATCCAGTAGCGGATGTCGTCGACATCGCGCGCCGTCTGGTCGAAGAAGATGGCCCCAGGCTCGAGGACGCGGATGGCGGGACGGTCCTCCTGCTCGTTCCAGCCGACCTTGAACACGCCACGCTTGCAGAGCACGGCGTCGATGAGCGCGGTCGCCGCGCGACGACGGATCTTGCTCGCGTCGAAGATGTACTCCATCAGCCCGTTGACCAGGGGCACAGCGTCCTGCGACGCCTTGGTGCGCGGGTTCGCCGCGACCTGGGGGTTGGGGCCGAGCAGCGAGCTGATGGCCGTGTCGGCGATGGCGTAGATCATGTTCTTCGAGCAGAGGAACGAGGGGATTGCTCCGTCGGCGATGTTCACGTCGTTGCGCGACGTGAAGAACTCGCCGCGGTAGTACCGCCGCGCCTTGTCGAAGTTCTTCTTCTCGTACCGCTCGTAGTGGCGGCGGTGACGTTCGATCAGGCTGGCGAGCTTCACGACCAACTCCGGGATGCAGGGCTGAAGGGGTTCCTGGCGGCACGCGCCTGCATGCTCTTGAACCGGTCCAGGTCGCTGATGGTAACGCGCGGACCGTCGGTCTGCTCGACTTCTTCGTTGGCGACAGGCGACCCATCAGAGACGAACTTCCGTCGGCTCAGGATGTCTCCTGCCATGACCGCGGTGCGCGCCAAGTCGAAGTGCTTGGTGTTGCCTTCGCCGTCGCCGCGACGCTCGCGGCGGGACCCGTCGTAGTCTAGGAGCTGGTGCAGCAACGTGCGGGAGCGGATGGTGATGTCGTTCTCACGCAGCATGCGGACCAGGCGAGCCTCGGCTTCCTGGATGCGCTTGTCGGTGGCGTACCAACCTGGGTGGTTGCGGTCGGTCCAGAGCAGGTTCTTCGTCCCGCGGTCCTTCAACGTGGCGATGCAGGCCGCGGCGTTGGACTCGACCGCGAGCATCGCCGTGCCGTTGTAGCGGCGCTGCACCACCAGCAGCCTGCGCGCGAACGTGCCTGGGTCCTCTCGGCCTTCCCAGACCGCCACCTCGCGGCGCTCCTCGGTGTCCCAGACCGTCAGCGCACTGTAGTCACCCGAGCTGCCGAAGCCGGCGGGGTCCGCGCAGACCAGGTACTTCCGGCCAGGCCGCGGGTGCTCCATCTCCCAGCTACCGTGCGGGGCGTTCGTCGGAGGCGCGATGCAGTCCTCCTGCCGGGCGCGCAGCACGTCGATGGGCATGACCGGGTTGGTCTTCCCGAGCCAGCCGTCGTAGGGGTCGGACGGGTACTTGCAGGAGAACAGGCGCGGGTCGCCGACGAACTCGGTCCGCAGACCCTGCCGACGGAACGCCAGGTTCTCCAGCGTCATGCCCTTGTGCATCTTCAGGTACGCCATCTCCTCGTCGGTCGGGATGAACCCCTCGACCGGAGAACGGCACGACGGGTCGAGCCACCACTCAAGGAACACGGGGTGGAAGCGGCTGGCGCCCTGGGGGTCGAGCGCGTTGCGCCACATCGTCTCGTAGTGGGAGCCCGAGGCTCCTGGCGTCGACTCGAGGATGACACGGGCGTTGGGACGCTTGTTGACCGCGGGGAAGATGTTGATGGCGGCCTTCTGCTGCCACTGCGCCTCACCGAACTCGGTGATGAGCAGGCGGTCGATGGAGCGACCGACGGCGGGAGAGCGCCCGCCCGCCGTCAGGACCTTGATGCCGCCGCCGTGGCAGAAGTGGATCTGCGTCGTGCCTGGCTTGCGCCCGTTCTCGACGGGCACCTTCACGTCTTCCGGCAGCCGGTTGTACGCGAACAGGATGCGCTCGAAGATGTCCTCGGCCGTGTCCTGGCGCTCGGCGATGAGCACGCCCTTCACACCCTCCAGGTACATGCAGTCGCGCAGGAGCAGCATGACCGAGGGCGTCGTGATCTTGGCCTGACGGAACTTGCTGGTGATGACCCACCTGTGGTCCGAGCAAGCCTGGAGGAACTTCATCTGGATGTTGGTGGGGTCGAGGTAGCCTATGCTCTCGTCTTCCCTCACGATCTGGCACATCGACACGAAGGCCCACGGCGTGCTAAACATCGCATGGACCTTGCTCATGTTGAGGTGCGGCATCGACACCAGCTTCGCCCCGTTGGGGAGCGCGGCGGGGGCCACCGAGGACGGCTTCACCATCTAGGTCTCCTGAAGGTATGCTAACACGGTAACAGGAGGTCGACATGGCCAAGAAGTGGATCCAGGAAGCCATCAAGAACCCCGGCGCGTTGCGCGAGAAGATGGGCGCGAAGGAAGGCGAGACCATCCCCAAGGGGAAGATCTCGGCCAAGATCTCCGAGCTCCAGGGCGAGGCGAAGGGTGACAAGGAGCTCTCCGCGGCCAAGCGTACCATGCTCAAGCAGCTCGTCCTGGCGCGCACGCTGGGCGGCATGAAGAAGGGGGAGTGATGGACAACAGCTCCCTCAACGTCACGCTCTCCGAGCCGCACCAGGACGTGAAGAACACCACGCTGCCCGACCTCCAGGCCGCCAAGGCGAAGCAGAAGCGTGCGATGCTGAAGAAGCTCGTCGTGAAGGCAGCCTCCAGTGGCCGATAGCTTCAAGCCACCCCCCAGCGTTCGCGCGGCCGCCATCCGCGGCTTGATGCTCCGACGCGAGCAGTCGAAGTCGCAGAAGGCCGGCCTGGACACCAAGCAGGCGTCGGCGCAGGGCATCGGCTCCGGTGTCCAGCGCGCCTCCGACCTCAAGTCGGGCGCGGCGCTCAGCGAGTCCACGGTGCGCCGGATGAAGAACTACTTCACGAGGCACGCCAGCAACTACAAGCTCGACCCGGGCAAGTCCCCCAAGGAAGACAAGGGGTACGTGGCCGGCCTCTTGTGGGGTGGAGACGCAGGTCGAGGTTGGGCCAACAACATCGTCGCGCGCCTCGACGCGCGCCGGAAGGCAGGACGCCGATGAACCGACGCGAGGCACTCCGCAAGGTCTACTCCAACCCCGAGCTCAGGGAGCGCATCAAGAAGCGCATCCTGGCCGGGGGCAAGGGCGGCCGCCCAGGTCAGTGGTCCGCGCGCAAGGCCCAGATGGTCGCCCAGGAGTACAAGGCCAAGGGCGGCGGCTACCGCGGCGGCCCCTCCAAGGGCCAGTCCAGCCTCAAGCGCTGGACGAAGCAGGAGTGGACCACGCCGTCGGGCAAGCCCAGCACGCAGGGCTCCAAGGCCACGGGCGAGGTCTACGCGCCGAAGAAGGCCATCGAGACCCTACGCTCGAGCCCGGGCGGGATGGCGAAGCTCGCCGAGGCCACGCGGAAGAAGCGCGAGGCTACTCGGAAGGGCGAGCAGTTCGCTCGTCACGGTCTTCACGAAGGCAAGGATCGCTAACGTGGACCCTCTCACCCTCACCCTCTAACTCGAAAAAATCTTTGTGCAACCCCTTGCGCGACAATAACCGCAGCGGTACTCTCATCGTGCACCTACAAGGTAGCTTCGGGTAGCCGCAAGGTCCGTCGACTCCTGGTAGGCAGGCGCAGCACTGGGTCCATCCCTCTCTGACCAGGTCGGTCAGGGCCGCTCTGCGCCTGCCGACCATTCCACTGGAGTCCACAATGGCCATCTCCACCGAAGTTCTGAACACCACGTTCGCGGACCTCCGCGGCCCCCTGATCAACTCGTTCATCCGCTCGAACGAGCTCCTCGACGCGCTCATGAGCAAGGCCCGCATGCCCAGCCAGGGCGGCAGCCTCATCGAGCGTTCCTTCGCGGGCGGCGCCCCGTCCCGTGGCGTCGGCGTGTTCGTCGGCGACGAGCTCCTCAACATGACGCGCCGTCAGCAGACCAAGCGCTTCCAGGTTGAGCCGCACCGCATCGTCGCGGCGATCAACATCCCCAAGAAGGAGCTCCTCTTCAACAGCGGCAAGCTCGCTGTGATCCGGCTCATCGAGGAGTACCCCCAGACCACCCTCGAGGGTGCGAAGGCCGACCTCAACAAGTACTTCCTCACCGGCTCCAGCCGCGGTCTCGTCTTCCAGACGGCCGACCTCGCGGGCATGCTGACCCTCAACGGTCAGATCACCACCGGCATCGGCACCGGCGTGACCAACGGTCTCCTCGACTTCGAGGCGCCCGGCACGCAGGTCCAGACGGTCCAGAACGTGGCGAAGAGCTCCAGCTACTTCCACTTCAACAACTTCAACCAGATCACCGCCTGGGCGACGGACGGTCTCCCCGTTCTCCGCAAGACCTACCGTCAGTGCGCTCACTACGCCGGCGGCATGGGCAAGGGTCCGGACCTGGTCGTCATGGATGACGACACCTTCACGAACTTCGAGGACAGCCGTCTGTCCCTCGTTCGCATCGTGACCGTCGAGGACAAGACCGAGAAGACCAACACGCTCGGCCTCGACCTCGGCGTTGCCAAGGTGTACAGCTCCATCGACCTCGACCGCGCCAACTTCAGCCCGGCCGGTGGGTTCACCCCGAACAACGGCGTGACCTACATCCTCAACACGGACTTCCTCGAGTTCCCCCTCCAGGAGGCCCCGCAGATCACGCCGTTCACCGAGCGCGTCGGTGACCAGGACGTCGTCACGGCCATCTTCTCGATGCAGGGCAACCTCATCTGCACGAAGACCCCGGCCCAGGGCTGCGTTGCTGGCGGCGCTCTCTGATCTGAGTCTCTGACCCTTCAACTCTTCAAGGAGACATCCACATGTCCTTCGCGAACAATCAGGTCTTTGGTGACGACGTCACCGCCACCTACTCCACCGAGGTCTACCCCCTCGGCACCGAGCGTCTCGTCCTCGGCTCCCAGACGGGCGTCGGCGACCAGGTCTGGATCTTCGTCAAGACCGACGGCGATCTGGTGGCGGGTGACGTGCTCCAGCGCAAGCTCACGTCGACCAACGGCAACGTCTCCCCGTCCGTGGGCACCGGCGCGGTGAACGCCGCGTCCTTCGCTGGCGTGGCTGGCGGTACCGTGACGGCGGCGACGGCTCCGTACTGCTGGATCATCAAGCGCGGCGTGGTCTCGGCCAAGTCCGCGGCGGCCACGGCCGACAACTTCCTCGTTGTCGGCGTGACGGCGAAGTCGGTCACGACCACCGCTTCGGCGACCACGGCGTCCTTCGGCTACGCCTTCGCGGCGAACGCTGGCGGCTTCGTGTCCTGCTACATCAGCGCTCTCTGATCGTAGCAACCCCGGCGTAGCCGGATAAGGGGCGGGCATGGATACCTCTCTTGGGGCACTCCGTGCCCGCCTTTTCAACTTCCGGTCCTGGGACTCGACCGGGACCACTCTCGACAACCGCATCCGCGAGGCGATGAACGTCGCTCTCGACCGGATCGCTGGCGATGTCCCCGAGGCCATCGTCCCCGACGACGCGCACATCGTCCTCTTCAAGGACATCGAGGGGTCGTCGTCCGACATCCAGGCGACGCTGAACACGACGGCTGACAGCAAGGTGCTGGAGTTCAAGGACCTCTCGGGGGCCGTGCTCGACCCGGCTTTCTCGCCCTGGGTGCCTGACACGACGGGGACCTTCGACGGGATCATGCACATCGAGCTGCCCGACACAAAGGGCCAGTACCACCGTCGCCAGTGCCGCGAGTTCTGGTCGGCGACGGACCTGCTCGGCGACACCCACTACTACGTCACCATCGACCGCCCCTGGGAGACCGGGACCGACCTGCTGATGAACTTCCGGCTCTACCAACCGGAGTTCTTCGTGGCCGACGACGTGATGCGCGTGCTCGAGCCCGCCCGCATCTACGACGAGACGCGCCAGCAGATCTGGGGCATCGACACGGGCGGCGCCTACCGTCAGGACCTCGTCGACTGGCGCGGTCAGGACAAGGGTCGCCCGTTCCGCTTCTGGCGCGGCCGCCACTTTCAGCTCCCTGCGCCGACCAAGGCACCGACCGTTGCCGCGCTGACCGGACAGGAGGGCACGCCCTGGGCGGGTCCGGAGTGGGAGGGCAACTTCAGGTTCTGCTACACCTACGTCTGGGGCCGTCGCGACCTGGAATGGCAGTCGGCACCGGGCGGTGTCCGCGACCCGCAGTGGGAGAGCGCGCCGTCACCGGTCATCTCCTTCACGCAGACCCAGTCGTCAAAGACGTTCGCGCTCGCCATCACCGGGACCAACATCGACGCGATGATGGACTTCGGAACGACCGGCACGCTTCGCTTCGGCCGCAGCGGCATGCGGATCCGCATCTACGTCGCGCGCGACTCCGTTGACACGTCGACTTCCTACGGCTCCGGGTTCAATCGGGTCGAGACGGACGGGCGGTTCTACCTACTCGGCGAGGTGGAGCCGACCGTCGGCACGTTCACCTGGAACGGCTCGGCCATCCCCGACTACGACCGGCCGCTGAAGCACAGCACGGGCTACTACGCGTACTCCTGCTACCCGCACCAGGACGCCCGCTACGAGATCGACCTGCGGATCCAGCGGCTGCCGCGGGTTCTGCTGAATGACCAGGACACCGTCCCCATCCAGCGCGATGCGGTGACGGCGTACATCGAGCTCTGCCTGCACTACATGGCGCTCAACGACGGCGCGGACCAGAGCGGCGCGGCCATCCACAAGCAGCGCTACGACGAGCTCGCGCGCCGCCTGCGGAAGCGCTACGCCAGCCCCGGTGGGGTCGTCGAGCCGACGCCGCTCACGGGCTACCAGGTCCGGTTCCGGTACGGACGCTTCCGCGACGTCTAGCCACGGCGACAAGGTGGAACCGCGGTGTTATGCTCTTCGGGCAACCCCAGGAGCATCATGCCTTCCGTCTTCGCCCGGCCGGCCATCGGCAGCATCTTCGAGCGCCAGAACCTCAACGGCCTCTCCGAGGAGTCGGCCATCGTCTGCGTTCAGTACAACCCCCAGGCGGTCGAGACGGCCTGGCAGGGCGTGCTGGTCACCAAGAACGGCTTCGAGTTCGTCTCGGGTCAGGCCGAGCACCGCAACATCCACGACTGGCGCCCCAAGGGCTGGGTGACCGACGGTCTCGGTGGCTGGGCCGACCCCAGCTCGGTCCCGGCGGTCGCGCCGGTCGCCACTCCGGCGGTCATCGTGCAGCACAAGGACGGCAAGCCCGTGAAGAAGGTGGCTCCTGCGGCGCCTCCGGTGCTGGAAGAGATGGGTGAGCCCTCGGTTGGTGATATGCTGACCGCGGCGACCCCGAAGCTCCCTTCGGTGTCCATCCCGAGGGTATGACGCATGGCAGGCCCCGATAACCAGAGGAACCAGCAGCTCGTCATTCCGGCCGGGGAGTCGGAGATCAGCTACACTTCGCGCGCCCTGACTCAGAAGATCGTCAACTTCGAGTTCACGGTCAAGCGGACGCTGGCGACCACCATCGGGCCTACCCTCTACGAGCCGGATCGTCCCACGACGCCCGACCCGTCTCTCGGGTTTGGAAAGATGCACGGCATCTTCCACACCCTGCTCCTGGGCGGGCAAGCAGACATCCTGCTTGTCCGCTCCGGGACGAAGCTGTACCGGCACGCCGGCTGGCAGCGCGGCTGGGAGGAGCTCTACTCGGGGCTCACCGACGACTCGCGCGCCGGGACCTTCCCCGACCAGTTCGTCGTCATCAGCGACAAGATCATCTGGACGAACGGCATCGACCGCCCGCTCATCATCGACGCGCACGGCGCCGTCCATCCGCTCGGGTTCAGCCAGACGCCGTCACCCCCCTCGGTCTTCGGGCCGGGGCAGTACACCGCGGGCAGCACGTTCTACCCCAACGCGGCCGGGTACTCCTGGCGCGGCGACATCGGCACGCCGGGCGACGTCCTGAGCGGTATCGACGGCGCGCTCCTCGATGGTGCCTGGTACTACTACACCATCCTCGAGGACATCTACGGCAACCTCTC